AATGATTGAGTGTATCCATCTACAATAGAGTTTAATTCTGCCTCAAATGTTTCAACATCCATATCCATATTGTTTGCATTTAGCTCTAACTCGGATATTTTTTTAGATGCAGCCATAGCTACATCAGTTGCTAAAAAGTTTATTTGTGCATTTCTTAATGTAGAATTATATACATTTGTACCTTTAGGTAATAGTTTGGTTCTCTCTTGAGGTGATGCATTTTGGTATTGACTAAATGATATTGGATTTGCTGCTGCATACTCATAAGCCTTTATCTTGCTTTCTGTTTCTACTTTACCTATAGAAAACTTTAAAACATTATTTATTCTATCTGCAAGGTTTCCTTGAAAAGCTGCCTGGGCCTTAAACTGATCTCCACCTACATTTGTTATAGGAAAGTATTTTACATTATTGCCTTCAAATATAATTCTTTTTTTAGCCATTATGGCATATCTCCTTTTTTAATTGTTTGATCTGGTGGTTTAGAAAATCCTCCAGCTGATCCTATAGTTGCTATATCAGTACCAAGTCCAAAGATTGCACCCATAATCCCAGCTTGTTTAGCAGTCTTACCAGCATTTTTAAGATTAATGTATTCAATGATACCTAAGTTTTGCATAAGCTCTTGATTAATTTGTGCAACATTAAAATCTTCTACACCAGATGATAATGATATTGTTGTTGCTAGTAGAGCAGAACCTTCATTTGGTAACATACCACCACTTGCTGCTTTAGCTATAATAGTTGAAATATCTGCATTTGCTTTTTTTAAAACTTTAACACCATCCTCTTTAGCCTCTATTTCTTTTTGTTTATATTGTAATTTAGTAATCTCAGCTTGACTATCATAGTAAGCCTTTTGAGCCATACCAGCTTGATATGTTGCGTATGATTTACCTACAGATGCTATTACAGCTACTATTGTCCAAGGGCTCATTGTCCTACACTCACTTTATATTCTACTCCCAATAATGTAAAAAATAATGGAGCAGACTGGGAGAATGTCATCTGTCCATCTCTATCATATCCAAGCATTGGTTTCTTTCTTTTCTTACCAGTAAAAAAATCACCAGCTACAAATAATAAATCATTACCATTTAATGTAAGATTTTGCGATAGAAATAAATTAGCAGTTGCCTCTACTATTCTTTTCTTTTGACCTACTATATTACCACTAGATAGTTTGAGCTCTACTGGTAGTGTTTTGATAGTAGGTGTATAATTTAATCCTATCTCTACATAAGTTGTAGGTACTGCATCTAATGTTATCTGGCCAGAGCTTACAGTCTTATCAAGCTGCATTTGATCATCTGCAATAACCTTTACTGTTTTACCTTCAAGATGTGATAACCCAGTTACAGTAGTTGTAGATGGTTTACTGCTACCAGATAATAATTTTGCACTATCAGTTGTATTATCATCATTAAAACACTCTACATAATATTTATCAGAACTACTTATAGATCTTTTTACTGTAAAATATATTTGGTCCACATCTACTCCTACATTTACAAACTCACCATCTGTTGTACTTAAACTAGGAGCTATAACATTCTGTCCTCTAAGTATTGAGTATGTAGCCAGGGATCCATCTGTTTCATTTACTATAAGTAATAGATCCCCATCAGTAGTTGATGTTGCTTTTCGGAGGGCCATATCTGATGGGGATTTTAGCAAGTGAGATGATAACAAAGAAATATTGTTTGATATGTAAGATAATTCTACATCACTAAATAAAAACTCTCTTAAAGATTTACCAGCTCTTTGTATAAATAATGTACCACTCTCAGCTCCTACTGGTTTTATACCTTCTTTAGATCCTCTTCTTGTTGCACCATTAACTACAACATTAGTAGGAGTAATAGGATCAAGTGTTGATTGTGGTAAAAAGAACTCTCCACCTTTTGTAAAGATCTGTAGATCTCTACCAGAGAACATACCAGTTATTGCATTGGTACTATCTGTAGATATTGTTAGTTCAATACTATCATCATCCAAAGCCTCACCAGGATTGAAATCAAAGAACCTGGCTACTCTTGATGCAAAGATTGTATTAGGTCTTGACTTAACACCACCAAAGTACAGCCTCCCCTCATGAAATGTACAAGTCCTTGGAAAACCTTTTGATGTAGAAAAGCTATCCTCATAACCAGTATCTAAAAAAGTTCCACCAGATGCAATAGCTGATGTATTAAAGAATGGTATTTCTACTACTGCCTCTACAGATGTTGCAGAAACAAATCTTGTAATTCTTGCTCTACCCATACCATCATTAGCCTCTACAAATTGATTGACATGACTTGATGTAAAAACAGATCCACCAGCAGTTATTGTAATATTTCCATCTACAGCTGATGGTGTAATAGTTTGATTAATAGTAGTTTCAGCTGGAGTAAAATTAAACTTTGGTACAAATTCAAATGATATATCTGATATTGTCCAAGAGTTGTGAGCTGCACCTCTTACTATTTTTTTGGGAGCCATATCTTCCTGGACCACAATCAATGTATCTGCTGATTGTGTATGGTCCATAGTTGCAAGAATTGTAGATCCTATAGTTGTTGTTAGGTAATCATTACCACTTGAGTTTATGTTTGTTACTAATTCTTTATTTTTAAAAATGTACATTCTGTTATGTACAAATAAAAGCATATAACTTTGTGTAGTTGAAAATTCAAAAGGTACAAGTTTCATTCCATTTTGTGGATTGGCAGCACTTGGTACCTCAAATATAAATTGTAATCCTGGCCTTCTTTCTATTCCACCTTGAGGCTGTATTAAAACATTACGAGCTTGATCTAATGCGTTGTAGTATTGATTGATGTCTATACGAGATTTTAATAAAGGATCTACCTCACCAGTAGTAAAGTTTGTTTGTATAGTTACTGCTCTGCTCATCTAACATCTGTCAATGGGAAATCTACTATTGCATAATTTGGTTTACCTCTACCATCTATATTACATGCCTGGCGAAAATACCCACCCCTTCCATTTTCTGTTAAAGAACCCAAAGCTACACCTCTCCAGTATTCTGCCTTTGTGATTTGGTCTGTTACTGGTTCAGCTAAATGCCAGGCTAACATGTAAACTAAAAGCTGTACAAAATAATTAGGCATTAAGCCTTCGGATACAACACTTGATATATAATCAATGTAAATCTTATCTTCGTTAGTAGCTATCGCTGGTCCAGAACTTGTATAAACTAATTCATAGTTTTGGATTGGCAATACTCTTGTTGAGCTTGAGTTGTAAACTTGTAAAGCTGTACCACTTACAGCAGTTGAAGGTAAAGGGTAAATAAAACTCCATTCATTTACTGGAGTTGCTGTTGATCTTGCTAGTTCTTCTTTTACTAAAGCAAATGACCAAGGATATAATGATAAAGTTTTTCCTTTGATTGTTTCATAAATACTATTAGCTACTCTTGCAGCATCATTAGTTGTATCAGAAAATGACGAAATTGTGTCTGATCCTAACAACACCAATGCTTGGTTTACAATAGTTACCTTTGTATCTCCACTTGCCATAGTATTCCTTTAATAGATGAAGAGGCCCATAAAGGGCCTCCCCATGTTTAGTTGATTAGTCGCTATCAGTAGCAGATATAGCTGTACCATCACCGACATCAACAACACCACTTGCGTTGCTGACTACTGGATGTAACGAGTAAGTTCTCGTACCACCAGTTGATGCGTGGACATAAATTATATCTCCGACTTTTAACAGATCAGATACATCATTAAAATATCCTTCTGCATCAATATCTGTTTTAGCATCAGTTGATGTGTAGCTCCACATTTGAGGAGCATTACCAGCTTTTGCTTGACCACCAATAGGTTGTAGTCCTGTTTTATCAAACGCCATAATTATTCTCCTTCTTATTAGCTTTCATCAGTTGTTATTTTTACGATACCATCTGGATCAATAGCAACAGCACCAGCAGAGAACATGCTATTTACCAAGAATGATGTTTTTTCTGGTACATAGTTGATCTCAGTTTTTTGTGCCATATTAACAGCCATACCGACTGCACCTCTATGAAACGCAAAACAAGTTCTGTCGTTAGTTGCCAATGGTAATCCACCTTCATCTCTATCACCTAGAACATAAAATCTGAAACCTAGGAAAGTATTGATCTCTCCAGATACCAGAGCTTTAATACTAGCGAAATCGCCAGAGATTGCTCTCTCATCAGCTAGTAATCCAGATAATGAGTTTGCGTGGATGATGATGTGTCTGTCATCAAATGGAACATTTTTAGCATCCATAGCTTTTTTAGCAGCTATTAGCTTTCCAACATTCAAGTTTGATGCAGTAGCAGATCCAGAAGTTACTACAGTTTTAGCTACTGTACCAGTTCCAGATGCAGCATTAACAGCATCTATTATAAGTTGGTCCATTCTTCTACCTATAGCTTTAGATACTACTTGTACCAACTCTTGTCTTTCATCAAAGTTTACCTTCGCTTGATGGAAAATGTCGCTATATTCAGCAGCATTGAAATCACTCATTGTAGCTGTAACTTGAGAATAAGTTACATTCAATGGAGTAACATCTGTCTGTGGAACTCTAGCAGTAGCAGATCCCTTACCAAGTTTTGGAAACTTGTATGTCTGCCCTTGTACACCTTGTCTTAGCCTTACACATCCCAAGATTGAACTTTCACCTTGATATGCTTGTTTTACCTCAGCATCAAACAGAGTAACAAAAGCATTAGTTATTGATTGTGCCATGTTTTCTCCTTTATAAGTTTAACACATTTATTTATTTACTCGCAGTTGTCTGGTAAAATAGCCAGGCTGACAGTAGTGTACTTTCCACTCGTCAAAAGGCCAAAAGAAATTTTGGTTATCTCCGATTACAAAATAATCGTTTTCTAAATAAATATCAAGTCTATATTTCGCCAGTATCTACTTTTCCTGGAAAAGCTCTAGCAAACTGTTGCTCTACCTTTCTACGAAAAGCTGGATCTGTTTTATACTTTGGATCAGCTACTAACTCATATAGTTCATCATTAGAAGGCATACCATCTACATCTACTGGAGCTGTAGGTATAGTTTGTTCACCATAATACTTTCTAAGTTTATTAATAGTATTGATACCATTTGCAGTAGCAGCAAATACTTTAAACTCTTCAAAGTCCTCATCAGAGAACACACCTTTAGCTTTTAAGCCTTGGCCCCATTTTTTAACACCTTCAATAATTTGTTGAGCATTAGGACCTAACTTAGCAGTTTCTTCTTCAATGTTTATACTATCTGCCTCTTCTTGAGCTATAGATAATTCTTTAAATTTATTTACTAAATTATCAAATGCAGCTTGAGTAGGTTTGTTTTCTTTGGCCCAATCTAAGAAATATGTTTTTAATTCATCATCATCTTCTACATCTTCTAATGATGTTACATCATATTCTTTTGGAGCTTTGTGTTTACCCATAGAGAATTGTTTTTGTAATTCACTATAAGAGTTACTAAGCTCTTCGGTCTTGACACCTCTCTCTGGATCCCAAAACTTATCCTCAATATATTCTGGTTTTTCTAAAACCTTTTTATCTTCTTTGGCCTCAGCTTGTTCTTGAGGCTTTTCCTCTTCCTTATGAGGTATCTCAGTTTCACTTGGATCTGGTGTTTTAGGTTCCTCTGTTGGAACTCCACCCATTAATCCCTCAGTTTGGTTC